AGCACGAGCAGCGTGAGGCAATCCGCCGTGGCGACTTCATCCCCGCCCCCATCACCACCTGGGACATCAGCGACCGCCACTGAGGGGTCGCCCCCCATCTGCTACAATACACACAGCAACCAAACCACAATGAACTTCGCCACCGCCACCCCCGCCGAACTCGCCGCCGCTGGGTTTGCCTTTAAGACTGTCCGCCCCCGTCGCCCCCGTAAGGGTGAACTGATCTGCCAGCGGGTAGGGTTCAAGACTAAGCGAGGCAGTCAGCAGTGGCGAGATCGTGAGGCAATCTCATCGCCCTCCGCCTACGCTGTCGTGATGGGCAACGGTTGATCCTAGCACACCCCCAGGGGGGCAGTGGTTCGCCGCCGCCCCCTTAGCGGGCGGCGCGCCGAGCGGGTCCCATATTTGACCCTCTCTAACCTACAAAAGTATCCAGACGACCGAAATAAATAACGTTAGGATCCCTATCTGAAAAATTTTCCCGCCATAAAAATTATGAGAAAAGGTCAACACCTTCATAGGGCTACCGAACGAGCGAGACAATTACACGAGCGGAAAAAAATTCGGGAGACTTATAAATCTAAGAAGAAAGCTCACAAGCAAACATTATGCAACACAAAATCACCTACAAAAAGCCAAACGGCACATTACAGGAGACACTCTTCGATAACTTTGATGAGTTTGCTGATTCGATGGATTCGATTGCTAATCAATACTATGAGGGTTTGAAAGCCCCTCAAGTAGATGTAGAAACCATCTACGATGAAGGACTCATTAGAAAGGAGAATGTTACAAATGTGGAACTACGAAATGGAGGAACAACTGAACTCCTTAACGAGGACCGTTAATACAATCAAACAAAAACTTGATAAAATTCCTATGCCATTCAAGTTCATGTACAAACCCCCTGAACGTGAAGAACATATGAATCTTGTTGAATACTTAAACGAGATTGATAGACGTTTAAAAGAGGTAGAAGACAAATGCCGTTCCTTGTAGGTCCAGAAACACCAGACACAACATCTGTAAATGGACCATGTACATATCCAGCAAAGCCTGTAACTGGTGCTATAACATCACCTAACGTCTATATTAACAAAACACAGGTAAAATATCTACATGCTGCTATACCACCAGATACAGTTAATGGAGTACCTAACAACCCATTAATTCCCTGTGTGATACCTGTAGCGGGCAGGAAGGTGGTTGCAACACAGAATACATCTGTGTACATCAATAAGTTTCTACCAGCTGTTCAAGGGGATGCTACAGAATTAACATCCTTCCCAGGTACTAAAAGAGTGTTCGTAGCACCATTTCAGTACCCTACCATTAATATTGCCACCAAGAAGAAATAGTGGTATAATTTGAAAGTTCTAACGAGGTAAACTATGGCAAAGCGCCCTTCACTGACTAATAAGGTTGTTATCGAGTCCAAACCCAAGAAAACTCGTCAGGGTATGGGGAAGCATACGAAGTACGCTTCTACGTCACGTAATGGTGCTAGGAAGCGTTATCGTGGTCAGGGACGTTGATAGTATGGGGGTGTGACTCTGAAACATAATACAGAGGGATAGCAACCCCTTTAAAAGTTCTGTTTGATTCTTATGGAGAAAACAGATGGCAAAATACCAAGTCGATAGAGATGTAAAGTACATGTTACAAAACTGGGGCACCAATCGACTCATAACCGATTATGGTGCTCTGAATTCAGATAAAAAGGTGAACGAACCTCCAACAGATCGATATTCTCGACCATGTGGAGGTAAAGGTGGATTTGATGATTTTGTTGAAAGATGGCATGAATGACCATAAATAAATAAAAACCTCTTTCAATGCCTACGTTCCAGACCTTCAAAGATCTGAATATCACATTTAAGCCTCATCCTGTTACTGGTGATCTCACCGTTAAAAAGGATGAGGCTGATATTAAACAATCAGTGACCAATTTATTATTAACTATTAAAGGCGAGAGACTTTTTAATTCTAATATTGGATCAAACTTAAATAAGATTCTTTTTGAACCACTAGATGCTGCTACTGTTACGACAGTTCAAAAAGAAATCGTGAAAACTATTGAAAATTATGAACCTAGAGTTAATGTCAATGAGATTACGACAACCATTGATTTTGACAATGATGGTTACAATGTCGAATTAATTTTGGATATAATTGGAAGAGATGATGATCCACCAATTGAAATTCAATTTTTCTTAGAGAGAAGTCGATAAATGCCATACGCTCAGGTTGCTAATTTAGATTTTAATGACATTAAGAGTGCTTTAAAAGATTATTTAAAGTCTCAATCAGATTTTACTGGTTATGATTTTGAGGGTTCCGTTTGGAACACCTTATTAGATGTATTGGCATATAATACATATTACACGGCATTTAACACCAACATGGTGGTAAATGAGTTATTCCTAGACTCTGCTACTTTGAGAGACAATGTAGTAGCAATTGCTAAGCAATTAGGATATACTCCCAAGTCAGCAGTTGCTCCTGTTGCCAATGTAACTTGTCAAATTAGTTTTCCAGGATCTTATCCTAATACAATAGTATTAAAAAAAGGAACAGGATTCACTACAATTTTTGACAATGATCTATATGAATATGTGGTTGTTGATGATATTACCACTCCAGTAGTTGGTGGATCTGCTACATTTGTAAATTTACCAATTTATGAAGGTACATTAGTTAAAAACTATTATACAGTTAATACTACATTAAAATCACAACGATTTATTATTCAAAATGTAGGACTTGATGTTTCTTCCATTAGGGTGAAAGTTTTTAACAATCAATCTTCAACATCATACAAAACCTTTGAATATTCTGATAATATACTAGAAATTAAACCAAATTCTCCTGTCTTCTTTGTTGAAGAAATTGAAGACGAGAATTATGAGATTTTCTTTGGGGATGGAGTGTTAGGACAAAAATTAGAGAATGGTAATTATATTGAAATTACATATCTATTGACTAATGCTGATGCCACAAATGGAGCGAAGAATTTTACGTTTGCTGGTGTCTTACAAGATATTGATGGGATAACAAATTATCCATTTAATATTGATAATATTACAACTACATCTCCATCTAATGGTGGTGAGGCAATTGAAAGCATTAACAAAATTAAATTTAATGCTCCAAAGTATTTTGGTACTCAAGATAGAGCAGTTACAGCACAAGACTATGCTGCTATTGTAAGAAATATTTACCCTGCTATTTCAGATATTATTACATATGGAGGAGAAAATGAAGTACCTCCAGAGTATGGCAAAGTAAAAATTGTAGTAAAACCAAAAAATACTGCTTTCTTATCTGCTGTCACAAAAAGAGATATAGCAGAAAAATTAAAAGGTTATATGGTTGGATCTGTTATTCCAGAAATTATAGATCCTTCAATTTTATACATTGAATTAATTAGTAATATTTCTTTTAGTAAATCTAGAACAACATTATCAAAAGAAGAAGTCAGAAAAAAAGTTGTTCAATCTGTTGAGAAATACTTAGCACAATCTGAAGTTGAAAAATTTAATGGTAAGTTTAGATTAAGCAAAATTATTGGTGCTATTGATAATGCCGATCAATCTATTAATTCCAATGAAACTTCTGTAATTATGAGGAAGGATTTTTATCCTACATTAAATTCTTCTTTTTATTATGAATTATGTTATCAAAATGAATTTGATAAAGATTGTGAAGGTCCTACCGTTCAATCAACAGGATTTGTAGTTAGTGAATATCCAAACTATACTTGCTACATTGAAGATAGAAATGGAAATATTGTTCTATATAGATTGGACGCATTGACTGGTAATAAGATTATATTGAATGATTCTTTAGGAAAAGTTGATTATGTAAAAGGTGAAGTAATGATGTACAATTTAACTATTATTAAAGGATCTTTTGATGATAATAAAATTGAATTGAGAGTCAAACCAAGACAAGGTGATATTAATGTCTTGAGAGAAGCTTATATGGATGTCGATATCGCTCAAAGTAAATTTACTACTTATTCAGAATAAAATAGATGGCTGGCAAAACAAAAACAATCTCGACTCTCATTGAGTCTCAATTACCATCATTTATAGCAAATGAGTATACAGAATTTTCTAAGTTTGTAGAGAAATACTACGAACAGTTAGAAATTAAAGGTCAGCCATTAGATATATTTAATAATATCACAAAGTATCGTGATATAAACACGTATGAAAATGATTTGCTACAACAAACAACGACATTAACTTCTAGTGTAGGTGATAATTCCACCACAATTTTTGTAGCATCTACTCTTTCATTTCCAGAAAAAAATGGTTATATTAAAATAGGAGATGAAATTTGTTTCTACAAAGAAAAAACTGATACGTCATTTTTAGAAGTTTCTAGAGGAGTTAGTGGAAATACCACTATCGGAGATCTGTATAGAAAATCAGAATTTGTATCTACTCAGGCAACAAATCACTATCAAGGTGATGTAGTTACAAATATAAGCAATTTATTCTTGTATGCTTTTGTAAAGAGTTTTGAAAATCAATACTTGGGAGCATTTCCAGAAACTTATTTAAAACCTCAAGTAGATAAAAGAACTTTATTAAAAAATATTGGCAAATTTTACAAAGCAAAAGGAACAGAAAAGTCTATAAAGTTTATATTTAATTCTATTGTTTCCCAGGATGTTACAGAAAATGTTTCTGTATATAACCCAAAAGACTTTACATTAAAATCTTCAACATCTGATTGGACATCAGTATATGCTATTAAAGTTAAAATTTTATCTGGAGATGTATTAAAGCTCATTGGCAATCCAATTGTACAATCAATTGATGATTATGATAAATCAATCCAGTATGCCTCAGCAGTTGTTGATAATGTAATATACAGTGGTAAATCAGAAGGCGACGATATCTATGAACTAATTTTACAACCATCTTCTGTAAATGGAAAATTTAATGTATTTGCTAAAACAACATTAAAATCCACTCTTTCTTCTTCCGCTACATCTGGAGATAGAGTTGATGTATATTCAACTAAGGGATGGGGAAAACAAGGTAAATTATTGATTGGTTCAGAAATTATAACTTTCACTGAAAAAAATGTAAACCAATTTACTATAGATTCTAGAACTAATCCACAATCACATGGATCTGGTCAAATTGTTTATAACTATTCTACTTTACAAGGATCTCATGATAGTGGAATAGTTAAATTAATTGCCGTAGGAATAGTATACAATTTATTACCATCAAATCCTCAACCATATTCAGAAAGTGGAGATTTTATACAACTTTCTGATCCTGGATTTAGTACTAGAAATCCAATTATTTTTGATAGTATAAATGATGAGATTCGTTGGAAAATAAATGATAATGCCACCAAAGCATCTTCTTCTTATATTTCGATATCAAATCAAATTAATGATTTAATATCAGATGTTTCTGCTATCTATGAAGATGATCAATATTACTATATTTGCTCATCAAGTTATCCTTCATACAATAATATATTCAATAACGAAGTATCTCAAAAATTACAAGATCAAAAACTATTAAAATTAATTAGAAAAAAACCTACAGTAACAACAGAAGTATATCCAGTATCATCAAGAGATGTTGGTATATTAATTGATGGAACTCCAGCATTTAGTTTTAAAGATGAAGAATATGTGAAATATGGTAAAATTGTTGAAACTAAAGTAACATTCAAAGGAAATGGTTACAAAGCAGCTCCATTTGTTTTAATAGATAATTTACCAAATAGAGCAAGGTCAGTTTTATCTGGAGAAACTTTAGATTCAATTATTATTGATACTGAACAAATCTACACCGAAGATCCAAAAATTACTATTACATCTGGTAGAGGAGCAAAATTATCTGCTGTAGTCACAAATGGAAAAATTACTAGTATAGATGTTTTAGATCAAGGTGAATATTATTCATCACCACCTATTATTAGAATTGTCGATGAATTAGGTAAAGGTAATTTTGCTGAGTATGAAGCAATTCTATCTCCAGATGGAAAAATAGAATCTTGTAAAGCAATTAATTATGGAAGATTCTACACTAGAGAAACCACGAGAATTACTGTTGAACCTGTAGGATCTGGAGCACAAGCAACTGCTACTATTAAAAAGTGGATTAAGAATAGATACAAAAAATTATCCAATAAAGTTGATGATAATAATGGATATGCTTTTAGTAATTACAACCCAACAAATAATTATGGGTATGGAACTATAGGCAATCCAAAACTATTACGTTATAGAGTAAATGATAACATCAATGCTGGATTTGAAGAAACAAATACTTTAACACACTCACCAATTCTTGGTTATGCTTATGATGGTAATCCAATTTACGGACCATATGGATATTCCAACCCAACAGATTCTTCTTCATCGATTTCGAGACTTTCCAGTGGATATCAATTAACTGCAACAAGAGAGTTTGGTCCAACTACTACTGATTATTCTGCTGGAACTTTTATTGATGACTATACATGGGTTCCTAGCATAAATTCTGGTAAAACAGAACTTGATCAAAATAATGGCAGATTTTGTGTAACTCCAGAATATCCTAGGGGAGTTTATGCGTATTTTATTACTATAGATGAAGATAATAAACCAGTATTCCCATATGTTTTAGGACAAAATTTTTATTCATTACCAGTAGATTCAAACTATAATTCTAATATATCACAGGATGATTTACCTGTTAATGTTAAAAGATTAAAATCACAATATTTTGAATCAAATGGAGAAAATTTATATACGTTCATACAAGATGTAAAAAGTGGAAACGTTACTTCATACACAGTAGAAGATAGTGTATCTAACTTTTCTGTTAATAGCAAATTAATTATTGACAGCAATGACACTGAAGGATCTGGTGCCGAAGTAATAGTATCTTCAGTTGAAGGAAAAAATGTAACTTCGCTAGAATCACAACAGACAAAAGCAGTTAAATTTACATTGATAGAAAACTGCTATGTCTTTGAGGGAGATTCTGTCGTACAAAAAGATGAGCAAGGCGAAGTATTAGCTGGAGGAACTTTAATACGTGATGCTTTTAATGAAAATACCTTTGTCCTCAGAAATTGTGATTTTGGCGATGGAGTAGAATCTTTTAATACCAGTGATTTATTATTTGCCGAAACTAAGGTATTAAGTTTTATTCTAGATAAAAATGCTACATTTACTAAAGGATCTATTGTAACACTAACTGATGGAGAAGATAATGAAGATTCTGATATTGCTATAGGTGAAGTATTAGAAGGAACTACAAAACAGAATTCATTAAAAGTTAAAGTAATTCCAATTACTGGAGCAACAACTGATTTTATTGTTGATTCAAATTACTTTTTGAAAAGTAGTAATTTAAATGATACAGCAAAAGCAAAAATTTTAACAATCAGATCTTTAAGCGAAAATCTACAAATTTTTAAATTAGATGATAATATAGCGATTGTTAGCACTGAAGATCCACATCAATTAGCAATAGGAGATAAAGTCAATATTGATATTGTTCCAAATGACGAAACAACTGAAACTGTATATTATGTAAGGAAAAGGTTATATCAATCAGCTATTTTAAATTCAGTTACTCATTCATCGACTATAGTTGATACTGGAATAGGACAATTTACATATTTAAATACTGGATTGGATTATCAATCAGGAACTTATACTGAGGTAGAATTGATATTCCAAGACCAATCTTTAGCTAGAAATAATATAGGAAAACCTGGAGATCCATATAACGCCAAAGCAACAGTTGTAATTACTCCAGGTGGTTTTGGAGGTGTTCAAAGTATTATATTTACTGATAAAGGAAAAAATTATAAAAGAGGTGATATATTAACAATTTCTGACGTAGATTTAAATAGATCTAATGGATCTATCAACAACCAAAGAATATTGATCGAAGTTGATCACGTTGGTTTTGGATATCAAAATACTTTATTGAAGTTATCGAATGTTTCTAATTTATCGATTGACGACTTTGTATCTATTGGAGAGGAAATAGTTAAGATAACTAATGTTGATGTTAATAATAAAAATATTACAGTTCTAAGAGGTCAAGAAGGAACTGTTGCTGTAAATCATTACGACAAAAAAGAAGTAAGTTTGTATAATGGCAATTATCGATTTATAGATGGTTACAGACCTTTTGGTTCTGAACAAAGTAAACCATATTATATTTCTTACAATAATGATTTAAAGAAAATTGATGTTTCATACTCTTATGGTATAGAGTCGCCAATTGTTTTATTATTGAGTTCTACATTCTATGACAATAGCGTTCCAGCAAAACTAGTTAGCATAAAAACAGTAAATTCTCCAGAATATCAACTAGAGTTTTCGAGAAATAATACTAATTTCGTTACCAATCCAATTATTGACGTACAAAAATACTATCAATATAAATTTGATACCAGTCATTATTCAATGCTTGGTACATATTTAGATTTTTCGGCTAGCTCAAATAAAAATATATACACTGAAGAAAAATACACTAATAATATAGATCCAGGAAATGCTGGGTCGTTTCTTACTGTAAAATTTGGTTTTGGTCCAAATATATCACTCAACAACTATGAAGAAAAAATTCCTCTAAATTATAGTGCTTTCTTCTATTTTATTAAAGCTACCAATAACGTAAATACGAAAGATGCTTTCTTAAGAATCATCGATGACCCACTAATTGGAGAAAAAGAAGTTTTATATACTACAGAAAATAAATTTGTATATTCTTTATCAGCAATTCCAGCATATGATGGTAGCGGAACAATAAAATATACAACATCTTCTGAGTATGCTATAGGAAAAATTTCATCTCTCAATATTTTAGATACTGGATCTGGATATAAAAAATTACCTTCTGTTGTTGGTGTAGTCCCAACATTATCAAAAGAAGCATCTATTGAATGTGTTTATGATTCTATTAAAAAACAAATATCTGGAGTTAAAATTTTATCACAGGGTTCGTTTTATTCAAATCCAAAAGTTGTAGTTACTGATGGTGATGGAAGAGGCGCTTCTTTTGAAATTGTCACTCTAGGTGGAAAAATTAAGAATATAAAAGTACTGAATAAAGGTTTTGGATATAATTATCCACCATCTTTAAAAGTAATAGAAACTGATGTCAAGATATATTTGGCATCAAATAATATTGGTTTACCACAAAATGTAAAACTAATTAAAAATGGTGTTTCATATAATAATGATTATAGTACTTTACCAGCATTTAGATCTAATACAACATTAGTATTAAAAAATATTTCAGGTGATTTCAATTTAGGAGAAAAAATATATCAACAATCTACTGGTGCTACAGCATACATTACTAAGTCTGGATGGAGATCAAAAAATAATACATTAAAAATTTCTAAGATAAATGGAATTTTTAATGTAAATGAATCAATAAAAGGTTTGTCTAGTAGTACTACTGCTATCATAGCAAATCAAATTTATACAGAATTTGTTCCACAGATACAAACTTCTTATAATAATTTAGGATATTATGGATCAGATAAAGGTAAATTAAGTGTTAACTCTCAAAAATTAACAGACTCATATTTTTATCAAGACTATTCATATGTAATTAAATCAAAGACTCCTGTAGATATTTGGAGAGATTTAATCAAAGAAACTACACATCCAGCTGGATTCCAATTATTTGGTGAAGTATTGATAGAATCTGAAGGTTCTACTACAATGCCAACTCAGCAAAAAATTGTAGAATCTTATAGTTGTATTTCTTTACCACCAATAAATCTTACTGTAGTCAGTACCAAACAACAATTAACTACATCACTTTTATCGGTAGATAGCTTATTAGTAGAAAGAGGACTGGGATCTATATCTGTAGACACTTTCGATTCTTCAGAATTGTTTGCCAGAGAAATTGGATTACTTACTAATTTTAATGGCGATTTTAGTACGGTAACTTCAAAGGTTGAAGGAGATACTGTATTTACAATGTATGATAAGAAAACAAATCTACCACTATCAGTATCTGATGTCAATAATTTGATTATATCTTTAGACGGAATAATTCAAGAACCAGGAGAAGCATTTAAAGTTTCTGGTACAAATATATCATTCGCTGATCCTCCATTAGGAGATAGAATTGTAGAAGGACAATTAGTAGAAAGTCAAAAGTTTTATGGGAGAATAGTAAAATTTAAGAATACTACATTAAACAATAGATATTTTCAACCACTAAAAGACATTAGTACTTCATTTAATGGTGTCGATGTAATTTTTGATTTATACTACAAAAATGGTTCTATCGTAAAAACTGATGACAAAGAAAATTTATTAATATTCTTAAATGGTGTTTTACAAAAAGCAAAGCAAAATGCTTCTTCTCCATACGGCAATTCTTATTACATACTAAGATCTGATAATCCAGAAGAAACAGATAAAATTGTATTTTCAAAAGCACCATTAAATCCAGTAACTACTGAAGATCTTCCAGAAAAATTCTTTGGTTATACGATTGGTAGTTATGAAAGATTGGGAATTGATACAGAAACAATTCAATATCGTGGTGGTGGACCATACTTAATCAAAGATGAAGTCAGTAAGCGAGTGAGAAAGATTGACGATTCATCATTTGCTTTTGTTTTTATTGATGGTGTTTTACAACAAGAAGGTAAATCTTATACAATCGTAGGACCTAATATAACATTTACTTCACCACTCAAAAAATATATTTTTGAAGATGGTTCAGAATCTTATCAAGACGTTTCTATAATTTTATTATATGGTAGAGATTTACCAAAAACTTTAACAGTTTATGATTTTGAACCAGATGTATTTTTTAATAAATTAACACTAACAATTTCTGGTTCACAATTATTAAATAATTTTGATGATTTAACTTCACAGTATAGTAATCAACCTGGATTAACTCCTGGTCATTCTTCGGAATTTTATTTACAAAATATTAAATTAATACAGGATAATGTGTTATTAGGCGAAGTTAAAAAAATATCAAAAGTATCTAATAATTTAATTTTAACTATATTCACTCCACTGAATATTTTACATACTATTAATGATGAGACTTTAACGTTCGTTGTTAATGACACATATTATTATGATCTAGAAGGAATTTATAATATTCAATCTGAATACACAGTTAA